ATGAATCTTGTTAGTGGCGATATAAGTAAAAGTAATAAAATAGCTGAAAGTATTTCAAAAGAAAGAAAAAAAGTAATAACTGATTTAAAAGTTAGCGGTAGAGTAGCAGAAAAATATATATCTGAATCTGATAAAATTATAACAAATGCTAAAAAAATAGCAAAAGAATTTGGAGCACCAGTTACAGAGTTAAAAGGATATAAAGAACTTGAAAAGTCAATAACTATAACATCAAGGTATATCAATATTGTAGATGGTGCAATTAAATCACTTTCATAAATTTAATTAATATACAACTATGAACACACAAAGAGAAGTATTTAACAAATTATTTAAGGAAGAGAAAACAGAATTGGCAACGCAGAAAATTGAGTTAGCAAGGAAAGCACCAGCAGTATTAAAAGATTTTGACAAATTAGATAATAAATTAAAAAAAGCAGAGGGCAAGATTTCAAACGCATTTAATTCATATAAAAAAGCGTGGCAAGATTTTCAAGATATTCTTGATGATGTTGCTGGTGATAGAAGTAAATTAGAGAACGATGTTGCAGAAATTAATCAAGCTGCTATGGATTTAGGAGTTGATTTTGATTCTGTTGATGGTTTAAAGAAAGCACAAGATTCTTCAAGAATGTTAGATGGTTTAATTCCAGATTTAAGAAGATTATATGATAAGCCGAAATAATTAAAACCAAAATACAAAATCAATCTTAATATCTATTATATAAATATGAATACAAAAGAAACGTTAAACAAAGTTAGAACCTTGCTCGGTATCGAAGTGAAATTAGAGCAAATGAAACTTGATAATGGTGCTATTTTAGAAGCAGAAGTATTTGAAGTTGGTGCAGAAATTTTCGTTGTCGCAGATGAAGAAAGAGTTGCAGTACCAGTTGGAGAATATGTTGCGGAAGATGGTTCTACTATCGTAGTTTTAGAAGAAGGAGTAATTGGAGAAATCAAAGAAGCTGGAGCAGAAGAAGAAGCACCAGCAGAAGAAGAAGCACCAGTAGAAGAAGAAGTTGTTGAAGAAGATTTATCTGAAACTGCAACACCTAAAAAAGTTGTTGAGTCTATAAGTAAAGAGACTTTCTTTTCTGAAATTGAAAAATTAAGAAATGAAATCAACGAATTAAAATTATCTAAAGAAGTAGAAGAAGTATCTGTTGAATTATCTGTTGACGAAGTAGAGGGAATATCTCACAATCCAGAAAATGTAGCAGATAAGAAAAACTTAAGTCTATTTGCTCAAAAAGGAAAAAATACAATACAATCAAGAATCTTTAATAAAATAAATAATAAATAAAAATGGCTACAACAACAAACATCAGTTCTTCATATGTAGGAGAATTTGCATCTGATTATGTATCAGCAATGCTTTTAAGTGGAAACACTTTAGCAAACGGATTAATTGAAATTAAACCAAACGTAAAGTATAAAGAAACTTTAACAAGATTAGAATTAGACGGACTAGTTGCCGATGCTTCTTGTGATTTTGCTGATGTAGGTACTTTAAATTGGACAGAAAGAACTATCGAACCTAAATCTTTACAAGTAAACATCAAACTTTGTAAGAGTACATTTAGAGGTACGTTTGAAGCTGGTTCAATGGGTGCATCTGCACACGATAACTTCCCAGCAAAATTATCTGATTTTATTATCGGAAAAACTGCTGCTAAAATAGCACAAGCAACTGAACTTGCTATATGGGGTGGAACAGCAGTAAATGGTTCTTTTGCTGGTTTCACAACTTTGTTAGCTGCTGATGCTGCACATACTGGATCACAAAAGATTACAGGAGAGGCAATAACTCCAGCAAATATTTTAACGGAATTAGGATCTGTAATTGATGCAATCCCAGAAAAATTATTACAAGACGAAGGACTTTATGTTTACGTTGCTAACAACGTGTACAGGGCTTATAAAAGAAGTTTGGGAGGTTTCCAAGCAAACGGACAAGGAGCAAACGGTGTAAACGGACTAGGAAACAATCAAGATATTGATGTACAAATGTTTGATGGAATTAAAGTTGTTCCTGTGAATGGTTTAGCATCGAACAAAATGATAGCTTCTATCAAGGACAACCTTTTCTTCGCGACATCTTTGTTAAGTGATTTGAATGAGGTTCGTGTAATTGATACATCTGAAACTTTAGGGGATCAAAATGTGAGATTTATCGCTAGATATACTGCAGCAGTTAACTATGCAGTTGTTGAGGATATCGTTTCTTACGGTTTAGGACTATAATAACAAATAAATAATAACAATAAAAGGGTAGGTAGTTCATCTGCTTACCCTTTTTTTAATAACTAAAAAAAAATATATACATATGGCTTGTTTATTAACAGCTGGAAGAGCATTAGGTTGCAAAACTTCCGTAGGAGGATTAAAAGCTATTTATTTTGCAGATTATGGTACATTGGGTACTATAACTGGCGGAGTAAGTGGTGCAGACATTACTGGAGTATCTGGAACAGATATTTGGTACAAATACGATATTAAAGGTGCTTCATCATTGGAGACAAGTATAACTAGTTCTAACGAAGCTGGAACTACGTTCTATACACAAACATTAAATTTAGTTTTACCTATATTGGACAGTGCTACACAGGCTGAGATAGCTATACTAGCAGTATCAAGACCACACATAGCAATAGAAGACTATAACGGAAACGTGTTCTTAGTAGGTTTAGAACACGGTGCAGATACAACTGGAGGAACAATTTTGACAGGTGCTGCAATGGGCGATGCTAGTTCATTTAATTTAACTATGGTAGCGAATGAAAGAAACGCACCAAACTTTACAACTGGTGGAGTTTTAGATAATTTAAATGCAGCTGCTCAAATTGACCCAAACGCATAATCTAATTTCTTATTTAAAAAAGGGCAATCATAATAGGTTGCCTTTTTTTTTGGTTTAAAAATTAAAATCTTGGTTTAAAAATTAAAAAACAGTCTTTTATGCATTATATATATATGAAACATTTGTTACCCGTATCAACTACACAAAATATAAAGGTTATACCAAGAGTATATGCTACTTCTGTAACCTTAAAGTTAAGAGATGACAGTACAAATGATACAAATACTTTATTAGTTACTGGAAGTAAAGTTGGAAACTACATTAGTTTATCAAGTGTTTTTGATTTAAAGGAAGGGCGGTTTTATGATTTAAAAATATACAACGGTCAAGGTGTAGTTTCTGAATCTGATATAATATACAGAGATAAAATATTTTGTACTGACCAATCAACAAACCAATCTAATAATGAACATTATACAGTAAACAAAGATGTATATAAATCAAAGAGTGGTAATAACGATTTTATAATATTATGAGTAAACACATAAATAAATACAGAAAGCCAACGGTAGCTAAAAAGAAAGATTCAAAGATTAGCTTTGTAAATCTATCAACTTATAGTTCACCTAAAATTGTAGAATCAAAGAATAAGGAATGGGTTGAATTTGGTGCTAACAATAATTACTTTCAATTCTTAATTGATAGGTATAATGGAAGTCCAACAAATAGCGCAGTTATAAACGCTATTTCTCAAATGATTTTCGGTAAAGGTTTAGATGCAACAAACAGTTCTAAAAAACCAGAGCAATATGCTTTGATGATTTCTTTATTTAAAAAGGATGTTGTCAGACGATTAGCTTATGATTTAAAATTAGCTGGGCAATGTGCTATTCAAGTAATTTATTCAAAGGATAAGAAGAAAATTCAAATGGTTGAGCATTTACCAGTTGAAACTTTAAGAGCAGAAAAATGTAGTGCAGAAGATAAAGAAGTGCAAGCATATTATTATCATCCAGATTGGGCAAATGCAAAGCCAAGCGATGAACCTAAAAGAATACCAGCGTTTGGTGTTTCAAATAGTCCACAACCAATAGAGATTTTATATATAAAGCCTTATAAAGCTGGAATGTATTATTACAGTACTCCAGACTATCAAGGTGGTTTACAATATGCAGAATTAGAAGAAGAAGTATCAAATTATCATTTAAACAACATTTTAAACGGACTTGCTCCATCAATGTTAATAAATTTTAATAATGGTATTCCA